AGGAGAAAATTTGATTTTAGTTCCACGATCAGTAAAGAAGATAATACAGAAGCCATAGGCATTATAAAGAATATTATCGCTGATGGGAACTACTTTACAAATAGCCCTAAGTATCAAACCCAAGAAAACATATTTGCAAGACCAGAAACAGTATGGTTAAAGTACCGTATGAGTTTCTTGTTCAGTGCGTTTATGTATCTTGGACGAGAAGTAAAAGTTAATAACATGATGGCTTGGTCATTTATGACTAATCTAGAAGGTGCAGAAGATCGTGAAACGCTTTGGCACGATCATTGGCATCCTACAAATCCCGATGCCAAGATGTTAAGCGGTATATTTTATCTGCACATTCCCGAGGATGTAAAAGACCGTGATTACTGCGGAACTGAAATGGCACCTAACGGTCCCAACGGCAACGGAAAGTTCTTTGTTCGACCCAGTGATTATAATTGGTTGTTGTATCCCAGCAATCAATATCACCGACCGGGTGTGGTCCAAAGCAATGATTACAGATTTATTCTAGCAGCCGACGTAGAATATCTACTGTAATAAAATTGTAACAGTCTTTTTGCCTAAAAGACATAAGTACGCATATAAACTGAAAGAAAAAATGTTATCCTTTATCACCAATCTCACTGACCCGCTCCTAGACTACATTAAGGATGATCCAGTTCGCCCAGAATTGCCAAAAGAGTTTAGGGTAGGAAAGAACAAGTTTGTGAGTGCTCTAGTTGATGACATTCCACGAGCTATGGTATGTGTGAGTTTACACGATTTCATCCCAGAAGATGTCAATGATTTGATCAAAGATACGGAAGTGCCGACCGCAGCCATTTTCTACACCATTTGGAGTTACGCCCCGGGGGCAGGTGTAGAGTTGCTGAGAGCAACTGTAGCAGAAATACAAAAGCAATTTCCCAGCATAGAACGCTTTGTCACCCTGAGTCCAAAGACCGAGATGGCCAAGAAGTTTCATACCAAAAACGGTGCCGGAGTTTACAGAGAAAATCTCGATACAGTAAACTACGAATACGATGTAAAATAACAACTCTCCCTGACAGGCGGAGTATAATGAGCCAAGTAGTCTGTCATCAACAACACGGCCCTGCCCTCTAAGACATAGTACTTAGGGCAGGGTTTTTCTTTATCCGGCCTTAGTATAATGGATAATACAGCGGTCTTCTACACCGTGAATATGGGTTCGATTCCTATAGGCCGGACCACGCTCTTGTAGTACAAAGGCAGTACAATACATTGGTAATGTATAGACGCTGGATCGATACCAGCCTGGAGCACCACTTGAACTATATTAGTCGTTCCAAATCTATTAAATAAAAGATGAATTCAACTTATTATAATAAATTGCCTGATGTGTACTGGGATTATTTGCAAAAAGATTGCATTAAGTCTGTTGAAAGACTAAGAGATTTGTGGCTCCTTGTAGAGCATTCTTTATTTAGAATTTCAAAAGAAGAGTTATTGACTGAATCGGGACTATTAAGATTTGAACAATATCATAATACTATTGATTTGTTTAGGATGCCTCCTAATCATATAAGCCCTATCCATATTGATAAAAGTTACCATGCCTTTAATTTTATAATCAAAGGGACGGGTGTGATGCAATGGTTTGATATTGATAGTCTTGAATACCAATGCAAATCCATATATGGTGTTGATTTGTTTACATTGAAATCAAATGATACTTGTATAGTAGAGGAAACAGATTGTAATTTGATATGGGCTAACACAACAAAACCTCATAGGATCGTTACAGGCAAAGAAGAAAGAATTTGTTTAAGTATACGTGCTACACAGCAGATACCGTATACTATATAAAATTAACCAACAAAATATGCAATCAAGTTAAATTTGAAGTGTGGCATTTTTGTCACACTTAATTTCCTCTTGACAACTCGAAGGAAAGATAGCATAATAGTCGTATGTACAAAGTAATAGAAAAACAAAGCTCAACAGAGTTTGCCAATTTGGATTTGGCCCTGGCATTTGCCAAAGAATTAAATGTGTTTGTTACCATTCAAGGTGGCGAATTTGAAATCGTAGGATTATTTGGTGTAGACAGCATCAAAGACGGTGTATGCCCAGATGGCGTTAAATACGATTGGAACAAGGCGAGCCGCATTGGCCGCGTTAAAAAGGAAAGATAAAAACTAGATGGCCAAAGAAGATATTATTGAATTAACAGGTGTTGTAGAAGAAGTTTTGCCGGGCAGTATGTACAAGGTAAAAATCGAAAATATGCCCAACTTGATGCTGTGTTACACCAGTGGTAAACTCAAGCAACACAAGATTCGTATTATTTTAGGTGATCGTGTTAAAATAGAAGTTAGTCCTTACGATCTATCAAAAGGTCGTGTTAGTTATAGATTATAACAGGAAGCAGATATGCCGTGGATTGAAAATGTAGCAGCCGCTGATATCCCAATTGGGTTTCATCATGCGGCAGGGGAAAATAGTATGTTGATCAGCATCGTTGATCCAGCCAGCTGGCGACCAACTGCCAAACACGAATTCAAAGAACGTCATGACTTTGAATTTTTGGATGTAGAAGAAAAAGACTCAGTACTTGAAGAAACAATGAAGTGCAGTCACGAGCAGGCCGCCGAGTTGGTTCGACTGTTACAACACGCATTGGCTAACAAAATGAATGTGGTTGTTCATTGCTATGCAGGTGTCTGCAGAAGTGGTGCGGTCTGCGAATTAGGTGTTATGATGGGCTTTGACGATGTGGGAAAATGGCGCAGTCCAAATCTGTTGGTCAAGCACCGTATGATGAAAGTGTTAGGTTGGACCTACGATGCTGATGAAAAACCAAACACTGATGATTGGCGCACATTTAGGAATGACTCATGAGCGTTTCGAGAGCAGAACAAAGCGTTATAAAATACAATCTAGAACAGTATCGGGTAGATCAGGCTCGTATGGACAAACAAAGAACTGACAACTACAGTAAACAGATTGAACAACGCAGACTTGATCAAATTATCGCAGAAAGAGTATCAAGGAATCTTCGATTGGATCTGGACAAAGGTCGTCATATTGATTTAGAATGTTAGGAATATAAAATGAAAGATCGTGTAATACGAGATGGACAAGTAGCTGTGGTCTACAGTCCAGGATTCGGAGCAGGATGGTATACCTGGAATACACAGTATCCCGAAATATTGTTTGATTCAAACATAGTAACATATGTGGAAACAGAACGCTGGGATGAACTCAAGGTCTATATGGAACTAAAGTATCCGGATTTGTATCTAGGCGCTATAGAAGATTTAACAGTAGAATGGATTCCCGTAGGAATTCAATTCAAAATAAAAGAGTATGACGGCAGCGAATCTATAGAATATAGAGACAGCGACGATTGGTTAACAGCTTGAAAGGCACAAAATGGCAGGCAAGGCAAAATCGGTTTATTTGACCATAAACCCAAAAGGTGAATTTAAAACGGTATTCCACAAGATGTTCTTTGATGCCAAAGCATACAATGATTATGTCAAGTCGGATGAGTTCAAGGCCAAATGGCCTGTAGAAGAATTTGATTTTGTAAAAGAAACTTACTAAAAAGGAGGCAATATGCCAAGTGTATTCTTAGTAAGCGACACGCACTTTGGACACACAGGTGTATGCCGCTTTACCCGTAACGATGGCGTTACAAAATTACGTCCGTGGGATGATGCTGAAGAAATGGACGAAGCAATGGTCAAGGCTTGGAACGATCGTGTCAAGCCCACTGACAAAGTTTATCATTTGGGCGATGTGGTTATCAACCGCAAATCATTGAAAACATTAAGTCGTTTAAACGGTGACAAGGTATTAATCCGCGGCAACCACGACATCTTCCGTGATGACGAGTACAGAACCTACTTCCGTGAATTACGTGCCTACCACGTGATGAACGGAATGATCTTAAGCCATATTCCGTTACATTCAGATTCAATGGGGCGTTTTGGTACCAACATTCACGGCCACTTACACGCCAATCGGGTGCGTAAGGCTCGCGGCGTAGATGCTAGAACAGGAGA